TTAAAATTAGCTAAACTAACTGTATCGGTGGAGTTCGTAAAGAATGTTTGTGGTCTAAATGTAATTTCAAATTCTATTTTCTGTTTATGTATGGCACACGTAGGAAAGTATGGTCTATTAGGTTTATTAGAATCATATTCATCTCCCTCATATTTCCTTGAAAAGAAGAGTGGTATAGGTATAAATAGTTTCGATTCGTTCGTAACCAATCCCGCGTTATTTACAGACGATGTTCCTTCTGCAAAGAATCTATTCACTAAATACCGTTTAGTTCGCTTTTCGGATGCGTCTAGGTACAATTCATCGTATATGATACCCCAGTCATCGTGAAATTTTTCTATTTCAGTTTCATCGACGCGCATCGCTACAGATTTTATTAAATGTCTTCCTATTTGATCCGAGAGGTAAAACGAATTACTACCCAACCCCGGAAAGTCTATGGCTATGTACATATTACTCAATAAATCTCCCATATTTCGTGGGTTTAGTGTCACTTTTATACTTTCACCAAAAGGCCAGTTAGCTTTTGTACCTGGATTATCGATTTTTGTACTTCGATGAAACTTTTGAAAATTTGAGTGTCTCTTGGGATCATATTTAAAGAACGAATTTTCGGGATCATTTTCTAATAAATACGTATCCTGTTTACCGATCGCGTTAAGTGCTATCTGAGCACCAGGATTTGGACCTTCAACGATCATATCTAAATATTAGTTACATTTTTTTAATATCAGTTTCCCACATTTCAAAATAACCAGTAGCTTCAATCAAACAAACTTCTTCTCTGAGTTTATTCCATTCATCGAATAACGCTTTCACTCTCTCATCCGTGTATTCGATGGTCTTAATGTGTAGAAGGTAATCGTGTGAATCGTCAATCTTGGGAAATAAGGTGGAAAGTTGGTTTTCGAGATCCTGTTTCTTGCGACGAAACACAACTATATCACCATCGATTACCATCTTAACAAAACGCGCTCGATGAGAACAGAGTTCAGCCTTCTTCTTAGTTGTGTCGATGAGATGCGCCTTACGTTTCTTGTAATGTTCCATACGAAGTTTAATAAAATCAACCAAAATTTGACCAGGTGAATCGTATTTACATATACCCTTTGTGGGATGAAACAAATGCATGTTTGAGCATCTGATAGTCTTTTGCAGTTTGAGATCCTTCACAGCGTCTTTGCCGTTATAATCTTGGACGATAAAATCAACATTCTCAGTTGTACTGTTATTTGTGAAACCACTGATGATTTTCTTTTCAACGAGAGTATCGAGGTGTTCCTTGTAATCTTGGGTCCATCTACCCGGAGGGAGATCTGTTATCTTTACCGTCCTCCCAATGCATTTCCATACACCTTGTGCGATCCATGAATCATCATCCTGTTCTAAGATAGACCCCTTAAACCCTCGAAACCAGGGTTTCATTTTTTTCAATTCTCGGCCATTTGTAAAATTAAGGATATTTGCCTTGATATCTTCTGGATTGAAGGGTGGTACGTAGCACGAAAACCCCGTTCCAATTCCTTCGGTTCCATTTACAAGCACCATAGGTAGAACAGGCATATAATGCTCAGGCTCAATCGCTCGTCCGTCATCGTCGAGGTATGTAAGTATCGCGTCATCCTTTTGGTCGAAGATATTTCGAGTTTCCTTCGACAACTTCGTAAAGATATAACGGGTCTGAGATGCATCTTTACCTCCCATAAGTCGTGTACCAAACTGACCACATGGCTCCAAAAGATTAATATTATTAGAGCCCGTGTAATCGTTTGCTAGTTTAACAATGGTGTCAGCCAAACTTACTTCACCATGATGGTAAGCAGACTTTTCAGCTACGTAAGCGGCGAGTTGCGCCACCTTCATTTCATCCTTAAGGTTCTTTTGGAAGCATGAATACATAACCTTTCGTTGGGACGGTTTGAGTCCATCTGCCATATGTGCGATAGAACGTTTCAAATCCGCCAATGAGAAGTTTACCAGATCTTTATGAATAAAGTCGGTAATTTCCAGCTGCTTTATCTTACCATACGGTACCTCAAGATCTTTTGCTTCTTTCGCGGTACTTTCAAGAAGCCACGTCTTACGATCGTCGGCCTTCTTTTTATCGAACGCGAGTACCACGGAATCATCCGTCATTACATCCACGTTAAATTTAACGGTGAGATCTTGGATAATTTTGAAATATTCTCGAGCCTCCACAGAAGTTGAAGTACCGAGACCCTTATAATATTTGATCCGCCAACCCGGCTGACCATCCCCGTACCATGCACGGAATGAAGAATCCGTATAGAACGATTTGGTCTGAGAAGCTTTTGTGGCTTTAATGATCGGTGTGACCATCGACACCACAAAGCCCAATTTGAGGAGACTGGGCCAAAACGCATGAATCATATTGAGAATTAAACCCTTGATATGCGAGCCATCATTATCCGCGTCAGTCATGATCATCAAACGTCCGTATCGAAGCTCGGAAACATCGGTGTATTCCTTTCCCTGTTGCAATCCGAGAATCTTTTTAAGGTCATTGAATTCCTGATTCGACGTCAACTGTGACACAGAGGCATCGCGCACGTTTTTACATTTGCCCCGGAGAGGAAAGACCCCGTAGTGATCTCTTCCCACCACAGAAAGACCAGCGACAGCGAGGGTCTTTGCCGAGTCACCCTCTGTGACGATAAGTGTACACTTTCCAGATTGAGCTGTACCAGCTTTATTTGCATCATCGAGCTTGGGAATTCCGGTAATTTTACTCTTACGAGCTCCACCATCGGTCTTTGCCAATTCCTTCATCTCCTTGAACTTTGAGAGAGCTGTGAGTTCGTCCGAAACACCCGTCTTCAAGACGTTTTTGACGAAGGTTTTAGGCATCTCAAACTTGGAGCCAAAGTCTTGTGCCTTGAGTGTACACTCAGACTTGACCTGACTCGAGAAGGTTGGGTTCTCGAGGGTTGCTTTCACAAAGATAGAAAGGGTGTTTTTGACCTGTTGAGGTTTGAGCTTAATTTTCTTCGCCATCTCTTCGATGATACCCGCAGCGACCAGCGAAGCAGCGTGGTCAACGTGGGTACCACCCTTACTGGTACAGATACCGTTTACGAAGGATACCTGTTGCATACCATCTTCGGATGGACCGATACAGACAGACCAGCGATCAGTTGTGGCACAGTGTACATTTTCTACACCTTCGTGCATTTTGGCGTAGGCTTCAAAGCTTTGTTTGGGAAGAGCTTCACCGTTGAACTTGACTTTGCAGTTGGGTGTCGTGCAGATATTAGCATCCCATACACGCTTTTCGAAGATTTTGTAGATGTTGAAATCCATCTTGGTCATCCCAAACCGTTTCCAGTCAGGAATGAATGTGATGGACACGGATGATGTGGCACCCGAATGTTTTTTGATTTTTTCAGGTTCACACACTGACATGTTATCCGACCACTTTTGTGTGTACGTCTGCTTTGTTTCGTGGTCCTTTACGATGATTGAGAATTCAGAAGAGTAGATGTTCGTCAACTTGGCTCCATATCCATTACGGCCTCCTACAATCCGCTTTTGATTATCATCATAGTTAGTACTCGTGAGAAGGTGTCCGAATACGAGTTCAGGATTCCAGATTCCTTCTTTTTCATGCATTTTAACAGAGATTCCACCCAGTGGGCCATTATTTTCAATGGTGACGGAACCAGATACTTTATCTACGGATACGGAGATGGACGTTACATTTTTAGGATGGAGTGAGTTGCGATCGATGGCATTGACGAGGATCTCATCAAAAATCTTGAGTAAACCGGGTGAATACTTGGTACTCTTCTTTTCGAATTTCTGACCGTTAAGAATCCAATAGGATTCCGTACTTAAATCGGTCGGACCGACATAGGAGTCTGGTCGCTTTAAAACGTGTTCGATATGCGTGAGTTTCTCAACGCTCTCCATGATTCTTATATTTATAACGTTTCTATTCTCTAACTTAGGTTTATTCCAAATGCACGATGTTAAATGAAGTCATGAGTATGTTACACCCTTGGTAACCAGCTCGTCGCGCGGGTGGTTTGAGACGTTTACAAGGAATCACATGGTCTTCGGTGATCTTATTCGCGGGAACGTGTAGGATCCCTGTTAAACTGTCCGCAACTCCATCTTTTGTTTGATAAAACACACAAATAAAATCACACTCGCGATTTCGAACACTGTTCAATCGCGTATTATAGTCACTTCCAATTGTTCTGAATTGCCCCATACGAATACAGTTTTTGAGTGCATTTAAACTTTTACCTTCACCTTTGGTTTGATACTTTTTGCCACACCCCATACATGTGTGATCAAGACATTTTGTTCCCGGACGTTCTTTTGAAATTCGAGATCCACAATCAAGACACTGGAAGTGTTCATAAATGAAATCTTCCGAGAGTTCGCCGTTAATCTTACTTTTGCTCTTATACATGGACATGTAATGTGAGCGATTTTCACGAATGACATTTTTGAAACATTCAAATAAATTTTTGTCATCCGTTGGCTCTTCGTCCCTCAGCCGTGCGTTCTCCACCTTGAGCGCCTCCGCCTCCTTTCGGAGCTCCATGAGGGTGATGGCGGCATCGCGATCTATCTGAGCAAGGGAGTTGTCGAATAGTTCACGCGCCTCATGTGTGTATTCATCAAAGCCGGCTTTTTTCATGAGGGAGAAGTACTCATTCATGGATTGCACGTAATCGTCCATTCTTAGATTAGTTTAAAAATGCGTAAATCTCGATCTACTTAGGTTCTATTTTACGCCGCGGTTGGGCAATAATGTCCACTTATGGTTAAGGCAGACTTGAACATATATTTTGTTTCATTTTCTAAAATTTTTAAAGACTTTAATAGTTTTACATATAGAAAACATGGATGCATAAAACATCACTATCTTGTTTCTGTGAATGGTGAATCGTGTACGCCGATACATCTTATCATGTATGCGTTTTAATGCGTTACACATCTTGAGATACGCACCTTCTGGCAACTTATCACGATTCTCATCAAGGGTTTTCATTACAATATCCACATTTGGGTCTACTGCCATTAAAATATCAAACTATTTTATTTTTAAAAAAATATTCTCAACATTATATAAGCATGTCTATCGAGAGTAATCTCAAGAAGTTACTCAAAGGTGAGAAGGCTTGTATCCCAGAACACTTCTTGAAGGTTCCCAGTTACAACTCACCTACCCTTCGTACTGGTAAGGGTAAGCCACTGAGTGAAGGTGCATTTGGAAAGATGTACCGTGGAAGTATCAATGATAATGGAAGGCGGTATGTCGCCTACAAAGAGATAGATACATCGGAAAGTACTGATGGCGCCTTCGAGTTTGAATTCAAGGTTGCCGAAAAATTGAAGGAGTTTGCGGTTCCTGAGATGTACCTCTTTAAGAAGTGCCCCATCCAATATAAAACACCTAAAAAGGTGCGTAAAAAGAATGGTACGTTGGTCCAACCAAAAGAACGTACCAAACCCAAGGATATTCTTTATATGGAACTTCTTAATGGTATGTCGTTTAATTCGTGGTGGCAAACCAAGCCATCTCTTGATGCGATAAAGTCTGTAATTGTACAGGTTTTTGATAATCTCTACCGAATTAACCAAAAATTTCCAGACTTCCGTCACCGCGATTTACATGGAGGTAACGTGATGGTTTCACGGCGAGAGGCCGAGTACACTTGGAAAGTTGACCTCGGTCGTAAAGTAATTCGGAACGACCCTGGTGGATCTTTTAGGAGTCGTCTCGGTTCACCTGATATCAAAAAGTATAAGCGTACGAACGCTGGTGTAGAAGCGCATATCATTGATTTTGGTTTATCATACTGGTCCAGGCGTATGCCAAACCCAGAAACGAAGGATGGTGTATATGAGGATATAGGTGTATACGGGCATGGAATAGGTCCAGGTACGATTTACTACGATATTCATAGGTTTTTGTATGTGATTTATGTTAAGGTGAGACAACCTGGGACTCTAAACGAGCGAGCTATTAAAAATTTCATCGAAGAGCTTATACCGAATAAAGAGTTCCTCGAGTTTAACGGAAAATTCACCAGCGAGGGATATCTACTCTCAGATTACCACGTCGCCCTCCGAGCAAACCTTCCCACATTCAAGACTATTTTGACACACCCATTCTTAACTGGTGAGAAATCACCGAATAGACCAAAGACTGTCACGGAGGCTCTCAAAATGCTTCCTAAGGCTAAGACACCTCCCAAGATCAAGACACCCAAGGCTAAGACCAAGACTGCCAGTCCCAAACTCTCAACTACGGAAAGGAAGAAGAAGATGAACAGTGCGATTAAGAGGGCTGCGGCTGCATTAGCTAAGCCCAAAACCAAACCGGCACCCCTGAGGAGACCCGGTGCTGTACGCCCCAACCCAGTCCCTGAGATTCAACCGGCCAGTCCAAGCCCCAAGGCTAACGCACCCTACGGGGTGATGTCTCCTTCCAATATTATGGAATATGCAAGGAAGATTGAAAGTGGAAGGAAGAAAGCTGCGAATAAGCTAAATGCCAAACACAAGGAAATTAAGGCTACCAAGGGTAAGACACCCACACCCGTTCGTCTCAAGGAGAAGTTCTCTTTCGTCAATGTAAAGGGTAAGAAGCGTGAATTTGTCAGGAAGTTTGCATACGATAGGGCTTTGGCTAAGAACAAGGCTGAGAGGAGTCTCCGTGCCAAGATCCGGGCGGCGTGGAAACCAAAACTCACACCCAAGGCCAAGACGGTCACACCCAAGGTCAAGACGGTCACACCCAAGGTCAAGACCCCCACACCCAAGGTCAAGACCCCCACACCCAAGGTCAAGTGGTCTAACGCAAATAATAAACAATTCATGGAATTATTGGCATGGGAAAAGAACGCACAGAGAAAACTTGCGAATAAGATGAACAAGTACGTGAACAGTCTATCAAATAATCAACGTAATATGCTCAAAAAGAAGATTTGTTAGTCACTTCAGCTTGATTAAAATATCAAACTATTTTATTTTTAAAAATTATTCTCAACATATTTTTTTTTAAAATATATTTAAGAATTTATATTTAAATTAAATTTTCTAGCGCATCGCAAAAGACCACCGAACCACATGAGCAACTCTTCTTCACTTTTAGCTCTACTTCTAGGTAACATATGGCGTATCTGCCCCATTTCCCTGAGCTTCAAAAGATTGGGTGTGATCTTTGGTTTTTGTATGAAACATGAATAGCATACGCGTTCTAGTTTAAGACCGGTGAATGAGTACATTTTATGATTGTTATCCATAAAAATGGGGCGTATGCGCCGATACCATTTTATAAATTTTTTATTTTCTTTCTCGTACGTTTTTATACACGGACTCAGAGGAGCTTCACATCGCGAGCAACAGGAAGTCCATTTTATAAACATGAAATTATAATGTTTTTATACTTTAAATGAATAAAGCCTTACCTTTCGTAGTTGGTTTAATCATAGGTTTTGTGGTTATGTTTGTTGTTCAACTTCTCAGAAAGAAAAAGGGTGCCGGGAGCACTAACCGAATTTTCGGATTTTCGTATTCTCCCGACACGAGTCTTCTTTTAGATTTTTTTGCGCGTATCCAAGAGATCGTGATTCCCAAAGTTCAGGGTCCTATATGTTCTCTTCTGTACGCGAAAGAGTTAGATCTCGATAAGTTAGATGAATTTTCTGATATGCAAGTACCATGTAACGAGATAATCACACAGATCGATAACGAGAAAGCTAAACTTAAAAATGAATTAGATATGGGTGATAATGTTAAAATTAACGAGGTCGCCGATCTTTTATACACGGAATTAGATACTCTAAAGGATAAGATCGTTAAACGATTCTGCAAAGATGATGAGTCTACCATATCTTCCACTCAGTTGAAGGAACTCATCGTAGAGACTCGCGAGGGGTTCTGTGCCAATTTCGATACAACGTCCAAGAACATTAAGGATATTTTACAAGAAAACGGTATTAATATCAATTTCGACCCCGAAGCTATAGTTAATATGGCCGCAGGCTCTATTACACAAAGAGGACCAGCTGACCCCGAAGAAAAAAATACTGAATAAAACCTAAGTCGCTCACGATATTTCTTAAATGTAAAATGTCTTACCAAGAGTGCCTCGAGAATGCTATGCGTATACGGAAAGTGTCTTCTCCAGATGATGAGTGTATCCATCTGGCGAAGGGATTGATGAAATTAAAAAGGGGATACGATACACACGCGCAGAAAAAACGGGATAGGTCGTCGATCCTTATACTGGATACTACACCCGTCGTTGAGTTTAAACTCGTCAAGAGTTCAAATATTTGCCAATCGTTAACCCTCAAGGGTAAGAGGTGTACGTTTAAGGCGGTGTGTGGAAATTACTGTAAGAAACACAGTCTTAAACAGGATGATATGGTATTAGGTAAAAAATGTGTAGTTAGTTCTTGATATTATTTTATCGTGTTATATAAATGTTAGATCAGGAAACACTTCAACCCGTCGTCATCTCTATGATTGTATACTTAGCTTTAGCCAAGATGTTACCGGAATTACTTAAAAAACCCACGGGTATTTCGTTCATTGACGAGCTTAACATGATGCTCATCTCCCAGAAGGGTATGTTAGGTTCGGGGGCACTTTTAACTGGATTGGTAGTTTTCATCACCAATTACATTCAACAGGAATTCGCTTAAAACGGATTCTTTACTCACTAAATGTTTAGTATAATCATGTCTCATGTACCTCACATCATTATCGTATGCAGATTTCATGAACTCCAAGAGTTGGTCAAAGTTTGGTTTGCCCCATTTCATACCTTTCTTAAATAAGAAATCGTCCTTCTCCAACTCCTGAATTTCACAATCTATCGTGTACGGTGTTTTTATGTATTCCGGTGCCCCACCATAATTTGTAATTATCACCGGTTTATCTCTTAATGCCGCCTCTACAGCTCCCATACCGACACCCTCCGAACTCGAAAAGCTCAGATAGCAATCACCTCTCCAATGTATTTCATCCATCTTATCAACAGGAATTAAACCGTTAATAATTTCCACTCTAGGTATTTCTATTTGTATATCTTGTTTACACGTCGCTTTAACGAGTAATCGTGTATTAGGTTCATTCATACGTATGAATGCTTCTAAAATTTTATTGAAATTTTTACGTTGATCGAGAACGTTTCCTATGAAATAAAAAGTATACGGCTTCTTTCGAGGTTTGGGTATGTGTGCGTGAACTACGTAGAAATTGTTGTCGGGAAATTGCCTCGACAGCACCCTTTTACAAAATTCACTAGGAACAGCCACATCTTTGAACTCTTTCATGATCATACCATAATCTTCGTGAACTGTTTCGGTTTCACAGACGGTCATACAAGCTAAATTCTTGACACGTGTTCTCGCGTACGTAACATACTCCATGTTATTGGCGATGGGTAAAAGAAATATCAGGCCATGATCACTTTCAGGAAGTTTAGATCCTATTTGATAATACTCAGATGATTTAAACAGTTTTGTGTATTTTTGGGCATGTTGACCTATACCAGCCAAAAGTGTTGGACCGATGAATAACATTTAGTATAAAGATAATCTTTCTTTTATATATAGTAAAATGTCGACTATTCGCGAACGAATTGATTTTGAGCTCACTCAGGTACACCTTGACAAAACTCGGTTATTCC